ATATAATACATCATTTCATGGACATATCTAGTGGCCATGTGACACTTTATTTACTGGCACGCTTCTTCTTTTTCTTGCGTGGCATTCGTGTACCTTTAGGATCTCGTAGCAAATCTCGTTTGATTTGCCTCAGTTTTTTGAGATGATCCTTAATCTCGTCTTTGTATATCATACTCTATGATAATCTTTTTAGATGATCGACCAATAGAGTTGAGTGTTTCTGTTCTTTCAACTGTACCACCTAGTAATGCTGCTATCTGTAAGCATTCAGAGATTAACTCTCCTTTGTCTAGGTTAAGAAACTTATCTTCTTCAGTTGTCATGGCAATTCTTTCAGTTGTTTCCAATGTGAATACATTTGACCAAATAGCATTCCTTCATGTGATTTAATATTATCACCATCTAGGAGTTCTATCTGTCTCTTTGAAAGTTTATTCCCCATCATTTGTTTATATTCTTTGGGGAAGTTTTCAATCAACTCAGGATCTATCATTGTGTAATAATAATATGATTGTTGTTAGTTGTAACTGTGAAATTCTTCTGAACATTCATCTTTGAATTTAGCATTTGTTTTGCTAGATCCTTTAAGAGTTTTTCAGTGGATTCTGTCATAGGTATGATGTTGCCATGATCGGACTTATCCATCACCCAGTGTGCTTTCTTCATTTGTAAGTATCAATTTGAGGACATAGATCGGTATGAGAGCGAGCGTGCCTCCGAGCATTGTGAATACTACTATAGTATAAAGATCTATTAAGAGTTCATCCATTATTCCAAGGCATTGTATTACCAGTTGTATTATATGGCCATAGTTTATTAGTTTTTCGGTACTCTAGCACCTCCAAGACATCATTATATTTGTTTTTAATGCCTTGTTCGTTTTCAATCCACCAACGTAATAGCAAATCCATTATAATAGAATTGCTCCTATGATAACACCTTTAGCAAAAGATATGCAAAGTACTTGATAGTCTGTCCATCCAAACTTATCTTGGCATTTCTTAATTAGTTTCTTATCTAACTCGACTGCTTTGTCGAAGTATTTCTTTAAGGGGAACTTGATTTTCATTTCTTTAGAATGTATTTGTTAATAATTTCTATCTGGTCATGCCATCTAGCAACTTTATCTAGTTCCTGCTGCATTGCATCGGTAACATCAGGATGTTCGCCAATACCAACAGGATTATTTAGATATACTTCAATGTTTGCAATGTGCATCTGGATTTCTCCGTTTGCGTGTGCTAGTAGTGCTTTAATTAATTGATCTCTCATTGTTTCAAATGTTACATGTATTTGTATGTATGTAAAAGATAGGTATAAATTTTTGTTGCTAATCCCACACATTTGATATAAATAGTAGTAGAATTAGGATAAGCAAGATGAACCCAAAAGGTCTACATTATGCTGTTAAATACACACTTACTGACACCTAACTCAATAAAGACAATGCACAACATAATCTCACAGAATAGAATGGCAGACTGGAATCACCATAGTTATGACACTTACGTCAGTTCATCTGAACAAGCATTGGATGATTACTACGAATGTCTCATAGAATGTGAAGATAGTCAGTCAAGTTGTAAGCGAATCTGCAAAGAGATTCTAAGTTAAATATACCACGGCCAGTTGAAATACTGTCACAAGACCTCTGAGATACCTCTCAGGGGTCTTCTATTATGAGTCTAAGAATATTATTTCTGGTATTGTACCAGTTTTAGGTCTAATAACCTCAACCTCAAGTGCATCCATTATTCTATTCAGTGATTTAGAATACGATCTGTATCCACTACCAACATAGAATTGACCTGCCACAACACTGACAGTAGCAATGCCCCAAAATAGATAATAAAACCTAGATTTAACTTGTGCTCTTAGTTTTTCTTTGCTCTTTTTGGTCATAGTATTTAAGAAGTTTAAATTCAGACTCTTTTAATTTGAGTCGTTCAATGTGCTTTCGTGCATCTATTATATCCCTGAACCATGCACGATTGAAAGCATCTTTGGTTGTTGGTTCAAGGTAGATAGGAAAAGTATTATTGTGAGGAAAGTTTTCTTTACTCCTACAAAACTTTGCTTCTATCTTATCGTAGTTTAGTTTTTTCTTGCGTCCGCTTGTACTCCGCTTAGATAGTTTCTTAGTGTTACTATCAAATGCTCTTTGAGTCTTTGGCATGTACTTTTTCCAATAGATTTCTCATAACGTCAATCCTGCGAAGGAGTTCCTCTGCTTTCTCGTGATCTGATTCGTTGAATGCAGTCATGTATTCGAGTACCAACTCCCGCATTTCGTCACTCTGTGCATGATTCATAGAGTTCTTGTAATTCATTCTCGTTAAAGAATAGTGTAGACTCTGTATTTAATAGTTCTGGGTTCAACCACTCGAACCATTCATCGGCAAAGTCCAACGCGGAATTTATGTCTTCCGTTGCCATCAAATGCCTAAAGCGAGAAACAACCCAGTCATAGAGGTATTCGCGTTGTGCGGAAATCATGCGTAATTCATCCTCACTAGGATTAATAATTTGTTCATTGTTCATTGGTAAACTCCACATTCAATTTGGCATCTGCTAATGCACCTACCATGTTCCATGCAGTTTCACCTGCTACCATGTTCTCATCACAGTAATACTCAATAGTATCCTCAAGTATTTCCTTGAGTTCTATGAGTTGTGATGCTCTTTCATTACTAATGCTCATCTTCTCACCACTGTAAGATCATTGGTCAAGTGATTGTAAGATAGAAATGCTAACTCACTTGGTAACACTTGCTCTAGTGCCTTACAGAATTCTAATGTAAAGCGAGACTGATACCTCCAAAACTTCTTCTCTTCATCAGAGTGAGGTTCGGCACTTGTCTTGACTTTAACTGTAAATTGCTTTGTATTCTCAACATCTATGTCAGCAAGCAATTCTTTTACATGCTCAACTATCATAGGTGCTGCCTTCTGTACTTTAAGTTTGGTGAGTTTAGGGAGATTTGTCATTAAAATGATGCAATGGAATTAGTATAGCATGAAAAATGGGTGAAGTCAATACTGACGACACCCGATCAAATTTATCTCATATATAAATATCCACCTGCCCAGTCGCAATGCTCAATACAAGTTTGGAATGACTCGTCATTCATAAGTTCGTATCTTACATGCTTTGCTGGTGCTTGCCAACCTGCTGGTTTGTAAACTTCACCAGTTTTCTTGTCAATGAAAGCATGAACACTTCCATCTCTGTACTCGTTTCTATCTCTGAAAGTATCATAATCCTGTTGGATTAGTTTGTAATACTTTCTACCTGAAGCAACACGAAACTTCATTAGTTTCGCAGTGCCATTCTCTAATGCTGCTAATTGACCTTTAGAATACTCTGACATTTCACCTTCAGAGTTTCTCACGATCATTCTCTTGTGATAACCTCTGTACTGGTTCTCTAGTGCCTCCGTAAGACGATTGACCCTAGATTCTACAGTAGGATAGGTTTCTTGAAGTGAAGCAGTCATTTAAGGATGATATAATGGTGAGAGAAACAAAAACAGGGGTCAGTGCATTACTCTTTCGTCATGTGTCTGCTTCAGAGTCAGACTAGAAAGAAACCTGATTTGTTTCCCATGTACTTATTATAACGTATCCGAGGGACTTGTCTCTGTGGCCTGTGACACTTTATCAACTGGTTTAGAACTGTCCTTTTCTGCTGCTTTTGCCTTTATGCTATCAATGGTCTTTAATGACCATGAATATACGTTCTTAGCAGTTGGTACAATTACATCAGTGGTAAATTCATCCCACTCATATAAATGGATCTGCCAACGTACCTTTGCATCTTCAATGTATTCACCTAGACTAATGTGAGTTTCATCAGGTCTATCAGTTGGTGGTTTGTAGAGACTGCCTTTAACTTTCTTGGATGGTGCTTCAGTCATAGCATTATGTATAAAATGTTATTCTTTATTTATTCTCTGTGGCACTTGTATTGTCCATGATGGTGATACCAAATCAACCATCTTGAAACATTTCTTTGCCTTCTCTCGTTCCTTTGCTGCCTTCTCTAGTTTGTTTAACTCTGCTTCACGTCCTGCTTCAGGTTGTATCTCACCATAGTGAGGATCCCAAATCTCAGGATGTTCATGGTTCTCAAAGAACTCTAGTATAGATTCATCAATCATGCTATACAATGTATCCCATGTTAATGTTCTACGAAGAGTCTCAGCAAGATACTCTGCTTGATTGACAGACATTTCTTGCTTAAGGTGTTCACCTCTTGCCCATACTAACTCATTGAGATCTATTGTGATCTGTACGTTAGTATGGACACCAGTATTAAAATCGTATGGTTCAGTCATTATTGTATCCATTTTGAACACCTTCAATTAAATCTGCTTGTGCTCCTAGTTTAGTAACAACAGTACGAGTATTGACACCAAATGTCTCAGCAGATCTCTCAACTTGTCCTGTTTTTGTTGCCATTATGAGATCAATTAAGAAATCACACTCCTTGGCATCTAATCTGTTTTTCATGTCATTTAAGAAAGATGATACGGACATTAGGTAAGTTTCCAATTAAGTTTTTCAACATCACTCTCACAAACGTGGCATGTTAATGCTGACCATGCGAAGTGATATACAACATGATTCTCATTACAAACAGGACATTGGATTTCTTTTCCTTGTTGTCCTGCTCTTGTGTATCTGTTTACAAATGCCATTAATCTGCCTCCGTTAAATCAGATACTTTATTAAGAATAGTCTTAAGAAGTTTTTGCTCATCTTCAGTTTGGTGAAACTGAGAGTGAGTAATACATTTAACAATCACATCATACTCTTCACGAGAAAAATATGATGGTAGTGTTGGTGCTGATGAATAAAGATTTGGTTCATCAGGTGTGATAATTAACGCCATTAGTTTGATGAAGAAAAGATTTTGTTGTAAACTTTAACCACAGTATCTCTCTTCCCTGTTTTCACTGAATGCTTAAGATTATCAAGAATAAAGTCTTGAATCACCTCTTTCTCGAAATCAGTTAGGATAACTGTGTTCATTGACCTGATGTAAAGAATAATGGTGGTTTCCTATCGCCTCCTAGTCTGAAACCACCAAAGGGACTAGCAGCAGTTGAGGACTTATGTTTGCTTAAGTTCGACTTAAATGCGACTGAACGCAACCTTGAAAGTCTTACGAATGCCTCAACATTTATATAATACA